ATCGATGCTGACCTAGTCGAAGGCTACAGCCACCTTACACGACTACAACTTCGTAATTGTGTAAAATTCTGTGAAACGGTGATCAATGACTGCAACAGTTATGTACAGCTGAAAAAAGTTGAACGCAAACCTAGAGCTAAGAAAGCAGTAAGTCCAGAGCGCCAAAGCGTCAAATTTAAGTATCTTAAAGAGTTTACTGAACTTGGCCTTAAATCTGAAAATCCGGCTAAACTTGTAAATTCGTCCGAAGCGTGGCTGTATGATACTGCTAAACGCCGACTAATCCATGTCATGGCAGATAGTCATGTGGGAACATTTACAGTTAAGGGTAGTGCTATTGTAGGGTTTGATGCCCTAACAACCGTGCAAAAAACACTGCGTAAACCTCAGGAACAGTTAAAGATGATTATGACCGCCGGAAAGCCCCAGGCTCGTCGAGAGTTCTCTAATATTAAAGCCACGGAAGTTAAGTTTAATGGCCGCGGCAACCCTAATTTGATCATCCTGCGAGCTTGGTAAACTGCTAAATAATAGGAACCGGAGTTCCTAATGGGTATCGAATCAGAAAACAGCTTAGACACACTAAAACAAGATTTATTTAAATATGTAAGCCTTCAACTTGGCGCCCAGATCATTGATATTGAACTAGATGCCGAGCACTTTGAAGCAGCCTACAGAAATACAATTGGTACCTATCGTCAACGGGCAGAAAACGCCTATGAAGAAAGTTACACTTTTATGGAACTGGTTACCAATGTTAACATCTATACATTGCCCCAGGAAGTACAATCAGTCCGCCAAATTTTCCGTAGAACATTCGGAGATTCAACCGGCCCGTTCGCAAGTAATTTTGACCCATTTAGTCAGGCCAGTTTAAATGTTTATCTAATGAATTTTAATGTGGCAGGTGGCCTTGCCACATACGATTTCTATAGTCAATATGTAGAATTAGCCGGTCGTATGTTTGGTGCCTATATGGTTTATACATTTAACCCAACCACCAAAAAACTACAACTAATGCGTGATCCAAAAGGTACAGGCGAAAGCGTGTTACTTTGGACCTACAATTACAAACCAGAATTCAATTTACTAAGCGATCCGCAGATTACACAATGGATCCGTAATTATATGGTCGGCAACTGTAAACTTATAATCGGCGAAGCTCGTGAAAAATTTGCTAGTATCGCCGGCCCAAATAGCGGCACAACCCTGAACGGTACAGCAATGAAGGCCGAAGGCCTGGCCATTATGCAACAGGGTATCGAAGACCTCAAAAACTATGTTGATAATTCACAACCTTTAACTTGGGTTATTGGATAATTGGGTAAGAATAAATAACATAAATGATAGGGTAGTGATAAATAGTAGTATGAAAGATATACTACTTAATATTATACAAACAGATAGTACCGCCAACAAATCAGCAACACGGTACCTATACAAAACACATCCGGACCTGTGGAAACAACTAGTAGAAGAAACAGCATTTCTTCCAGATACCGCATTGGCTAAACAACGAGTATGGCATATATTAAATGATGTTTATAAAATACCACTTTGTCCTGTAGAAAATATTCCTCTCAAGTGGTGGGAAAATCGATATCTTATTACTTCAAGTAGAACAGCAAAACAAAAATACAAATGGAGTAATGGCGATTACGCAAATGCTCATACACCGGAATCAAATAAGCAACGACAAGACGGTAATAATAAAGCAGTGCAGCGTGGTAGAAAATACAGAGATAATACCACATACACAGACGCAGATAGAGAAAAATCCAAACAAACTTGTTTAGAAAAATATGGTGTAGAGAACGGTAGTCAGACCAAAGAAGCAAGAGATAAGGTAAGTGATGCTCGAATACGCAACGGTGCAACACCTAAGCATTTACGGTCTCTCCGCCGGTTGTATTATGACGCAGTATGGCGATTTACCGAAAAAAGTTGGCGAAATCATTTTGATAAAATAAATCCAGCTCGTTTACGCCGATCCGACAATGCGTTAGATCATATCTACTCAATACAGCAAGGATTCCGCGATTCGATCCCGCCCTACATAATCGGACATTGGACCAATTTAAGAGTAATCGGGTTGGTTGATAACAGCATCAAAGGTATGCGATGCGACAAAACCAAAGAAGAGCTTTTTGAAGACTTTGAGCTTGTAATTTAATTAAATTCCTGCTATAATCATAGAATGGACTTAATGATCGACCTGGAAGGCCTGGGAACAGGACCTGATACTACTATTTTAACTATTGCCGCACAGGCTTTTGATCCGTTTGGCTCCGGCTATTACGATCAACAATACTATGCCCGCATTACCTTAGAAAGCCAACCCAATCGTAGCATACAACAAGATACTATCGATTGGTGGGCTACTCAGCCTGCGGCCGCCCGTGATGAGGCATTTATGGAAGAAGGTCGCATTGATTTAGATCAAGCATTAGATAGTCTAGGCAAATTAATTTGGCATGCTAAACGAATCTGGGCACAAGGTCCAACTTATGACATGAACATTCTGGAAGACGCCTACAAAAGTTATAATAAACCCCTTCCGTGGCAGTTCTATGCTGTTCGTGATAGTCGCACTGTGTTCAGCTTATGGCCAGAACTACCGAAGCCTCCTACTACACACCATGCTCTTGAAGACTGCCGCAGACAAATAGACATGCTACAACAAACTCTTCGACAATTAAATGTAAAGGCTCTGGCGTAATGTCTAATAATACTTTTATTTGTAAAGCACCTTGGACTAGCATTGCTTTTCAACCTACCGGTGTAGCACCTTGTTGTATTTTTGATTTAGATAAGGTCGAACAGTTCACAGATCCGCAGAATTTATTTCAACAAATTAAAACAGATTTTAAAAGTGGTAAAATACCATCAGGGTGTTCTAAATGTAATGAGAATATAACCCATGGATTACCTGGATACTATACCGGGTTTGACCAGTACACAACCGACTTTAATGAAACAATTATACAAGAAATCAATCTTAAAGCAAATAATTTTTGTAATTTGGCCTGCAGGAGCTGCGGCCCACATTTTAGTTCTAAATGGGAAGAAGAATTTAAAGGAACAATTATTATAACTAATGATGAGCAAGTTATGAGCAAGATTGGTCAGCTGGATATTTCCAAGTTAAAAACTATTATATTTGCCGGCGGTGAACCAACTATGTCCCCAGACCATGTAAAGTTACTTAACATCCTGTTACAGAGTAATCACACAACCCCAGTAATTCGTATAGCAACAAATTTACACAATTTAACATATAAAAATATTGATTTAATTTCTCTCTGGAAACATTTTCCTAATCTTTATTTAAATGTTAGTATTGACGCTATCGAAGACCGGGCAAAATATATTAGATCTGGCACTAATTGGGAAAAAATGGTTTTAAATTTAAAAAAGTTATTAAGTTCTAATATTACTTGCGACGTAAGTTTTACTATTAGTGCATTAAACATATGGTTTATTGAAGAAACGCTTGACTATCTAAGAAAAGAGTTTGACATCGAAGTACCTAACTTTAATATATTATCATCTCCTGATATTTTAAATCTTTCGGTTATCCCTTTAGAATTTAAAGAAAAATTAAATATCATGCTCAACAGATGCTTATCCAAGGGATATCAAGTAGAAAAAATTACTCAGTATCTAAATTCATACGATACATCTTTTTTATGGCAAAGTTTTTTAATTTATAATCTCTTGTTAGATACATCTCGACAAGAACAATTTTGTCAAACCTTGCCAATTTTTGACTCTTTAATTTCAAGATGGGTCAAACAACCAGATGTAAAGGAATTAAGATGATCATCGGTATCTCAGGGTTCCAAGGGTCAGGCAAAGATACCATCGCAGATTATCTGCAGAACATCTACGGATTTAAACGGGACAGTTTTGCTGCCACATTAAAAGATGCTGTAGCCGCAGTATTTGGCTGGGATCGTGAACTACTTGAAGGCCGTACCACAGAATCTAGAACCTGGAGAGAAACTGTAGATCCGTGGTGGGCCAAACGGCTCAACATGCCCGATCTAACTCCTCGCTTGGTGTTACAAAAATGGGGCACCGAAGTAGCCCGCAAATCCTGGCACGATGATACGTGGATCGCCAGTCTTGAAAATAAACTAGTAAAAGCACACAACGATATTGTTATTACAGATGTTCGTTTTCCTAACGAAATACTGGCAGTACGCAACGCCGGCGGTATTGTTATTCGTGTTACCCGCGGACCCGAACCATCCTGGTATGGCGTTGCGTTGGCCGCAAATAATCACTTACAACCAAATGCCTCTGCAGAAATACTAACAGAGCTAGGCATACACCCTTCGGAATGGGCATGGGTTGGCACCGAGTTTGATGCTACAATTGATAACAATTCTCCTGGACTAGACAATCTCTATCGCCAGGTTAAAGATCTGGTTCTAAGTCTCCAGCCTTCCACGCCAGGTTAGATTTAGCGACCTCTACTACACAATTTTGACAAACAGTTTTTAAATTTCTAACAGCACTATTATTCATGTTGCCGTCTACATGATATACTAGTAACTGTGCGGCATACTTTGCCCTAAACCCACATCGATCACATGTGGGTTTTTTCTTATATCCAGATTTGACCCATCGAGCTTCTGGAGGTTTTTGTCTCCGCCCTCTCTTAATACAATGGTCGCAACGACTGCGATAGTGGGCTACACCATCTCGATGGTAGTTTACAGCACAAAATCGTTGACTACAGGCTAAACAAGTGGGTCTTTCCATACGAATACTTATGAAAACCTTTGCCAAAGGGACGCAATACGGCAGTCTTTTTGTCTCATCCGATAAATATCTATATTAATAAAAAGGATTTTGTTATGACCTTACTATCACCTGGTGTACAAGTTAGTGTAATTGATCAAAGTAATTACACCCCAGCCGCTTCCGGCTCAATACCATATTTTTTAATTGCTACAGCACAGAATAAAATTTCTGGAGCAGGTACCGGAGTTGCTCCAGGTACACTGGCTGTTAATGCTAATCAACTATATTTGATGTCAAGTCAACGAGATTTGTTATCGACATATGGCGTTCCGTTCTTTTACAATACTACAGCCGGAACCCCTATTAACGGTTACGAGCTCAACGAATACGGCTTATTGGCTGCTTACTCGGCATTGGGTGTAACAAATACAGCCTATGTACAACGGGTAGATATTGATCTAGCAGCGTTGACCGCTACATTAAATCGTCCAGTTGGCGCTCCTGCTAACGGCACTTATTGGTTTGACACTACAGATTCCAAATTTGGGCTTAACCAATGGAATCAAACAACATCGGCATTTATTGATCAGACTCCGTCGGTTATCACAGATACTGTTTATTTAGAAACAGCTACCACAGTTCCGTTGCAAAGTTATGGTAGTATTGGAAATTATGCGGTAGTTGCAACATCATTAACTAACCCAATTTATTACAAGCGTAGTGGACCTACCACTGCCCAAGCACCGGGTTGGTTGCAAGATAGCTACAGCGCCGATGATTTATATAATACCTGGGTATTAGTTGGTAGTAACGAATGGAAAACATCTTGGGCCACAATCCAAGGAACTACAGCACCTTCTAGTTTGCCTGTTGGGAATACGATTGTAATTAATAACACTACAATTACTATTGCTAGCGGTCCAAATAATACAGTACAGTATCTAGCTGGCCAAATCAACAGCGCACTTAATAACGATGGTGTATATGCAGCCAATATTGGCGGAAGTTTAAATTTATATGCTGATGGTAATGCACTGGGCGCTGATCTTACAGTAACCGGAGCTTCGGTTGCTAATTCTGTTGCTACATTGACTTTTGCTACAACCACAGTAGCACCATTTACCGTTGGTTCTTCAATTACAGTTGCTGGCGTTGTTGATAGCGGCACTGGTTCTGAATATGATGGAATTTATACAGTAACCGCTTGTGGTAATTCTAGTGTATCATATGCTAGTACAGCTACTGGTGGATATACCAGTGGCGGAACAATTACTCAACCCGGTAATATTTTTATTCAAAATGGAACTGGAACAATATTAACCACATTAGGAATTACTGCTGGCTCCTATGCTTCCCCTGCGTATTTTGCTGGAGCAAATTACCAAGCACCAAGATGGCGTGCCAGTGATATTATTCCTGAGCCCACTGGCTCGGTATTCCAACAAACAAACAGCGTTAATCAAGGTACAACTATAATTGTAAAACGATTTAACAGTACCCTTGGAACATATGTATTGCAAGCATGTCCTGTATATTCAAATAATGCTAC